TACAATAAAGAAAAAGGGAGAGTAGAAATACTTTCCCTTTTTTTATTTATATAATTCATATTTATAGTAGTAAAACTATAAATTTTTAATAATGTCTGTAAACACATATTGGTCGGGTTCAACCTACAATGCATTTTTATCAGCATCGGCATCATTAGACGCAACACCATTTGGAATATACGATAATGATAATGAATTCAAAACCGATGCACCAAAAACAGCAACTTGGGTAGCTAGAAGATTGGGATATCCTATTGTTAATATTGAATTGGATAATCAACAAATTTGGGCATGTTTCGAAGAATCAACTTCCGAATATTCTGCACAAGTAAATCAATTTAATCTTCGTAATAACCTTGATATTTTAAGAGGCCAACCAAAGAATAGAGTTGCAAATTATTCACAAACTTTGGTAGATGGTTCATTCTTACCTACTGCAATTCGTATGTCACAACAATACGGAACACAAGCGGGAGTGGGTGGTTCAACTTCAATACAAAAAGCATATGTTGATTTAACTGCATCGGTTCAAATATATGATTTAATGAATCAAGCGGTGGATACTAAAACTAATTTAAAATTTAATCAAATATTTAGTGGGTCATCTACGGTCGATGTAACAAAAGTATTTTATGAAGCAACTCCTGCAATTACAAGATTCTTTGACCCATATTCAGTAGGTGCGCAAGGTACATTGAATTTAATGAGTGAATTGGGATTTGGTAATTATTCTCCTGCCGCACAATTCTTAATGATGCCGTTGTATGAAGATATATTAAGAATGCAAGCAATTGAATTTAATGACCACATCCGTAAATCAACATTTAGTTTTAATATAGTAGATAATAAATTGGAAATATTTCCTGTTCCAAGTGGTATGGGATTGACTAGAATTTATTTTGAATATATGAGTAGAGATGAGTTTGAACATGATTCACAAACTATTCAAGCAGATTCACTTTCCGATTATTCCGACATTCCGTATGATTTTATTCAATACTCAAATATAAATGAGGTTGGTAAACAATGGATTAGAAAATATACTCTTGCATTAACAAAAGAATTATTAGGAGCAATTAGAGAAAAGTATTCATCAGTTCCAATTCCAGATGGTGATGTGAATTTAGATGGTGCAGCTTTAAGGTCAGAAGCACAAGTTGAAAAAGATGCATTGATAACACAATTGAGAGAAAATTTGGAAGAGATGAGTAGAAAGAATGTGATGGAAAATAAAGCACACGAATCCGACCATCACCAAGATATGTTGAGAAAAGTTCCTTTAAAAATATATGTAGGATAATATGCCAAAGTTTTTAGTAGGTAGAGATATCGAATTTTTTAGAAATGTAGCTAGAGAACTGGTTGATACGGTTGTCGAAAATACTTGTGTATTGTTTAAAATAAATTTGAATGAAACAAAAGTAAACATTTATGGTGAAGCTATGAATAAAACATGGCATCCTGGAATTGAATTATATACATTGATTGATAAAGAACCTGAATCAGCTAGATACGAAGGATTTGGTTCTGATACCGACCAAAATATAACTTTTAAATTTGATAGATTGTTATGTGAAGAAAGAAATGCATATCCTGAAATAGGTGATATTATATTTTTTAATGAAGCTTATTTTGAAATTGATAATACAACCGAAATACAATTAATAGGTGGTTTGCCTAATGATGGTAGAAATTGGAGTATAGTATGTACAACATTTATGGTATCTAAATCTAATTTAAATATCGAAGAAAGAATAAAATAATTATGTCAGTAAATCCACTAAAACCGAATTTAAATAGAGGAAATGAAATCAAATCTACAAAGAGTGATTTAAAACAAAGTATTAGTCTTTTTGATATAGATTATGCTATGATGTCTTATTTAGAAGATACCGCCTTACCCGCATTGGAAGATGGAAATGGTAAATCTATAAAAATTCCTGTAATATATGGTAATTCGGAAAGATGGAATGGTTCTCGTAGACAGGGTGTATTTAGAGATGCAAAAGGTAAAATACAATTACCATTAATGATGATTAGAAGAACATCGATTACAAAAGATGATACTATGCCAATGTTGAATAGACATGTATCGTATTCGGGTGTTACAAAGTATTCAAAAGATAATAGATATGATAGGTTTACCGCATTGGGTGGTAATGTAAAACCAAAATATGAAGTATACAAAATAACTATGCCAGAATATATTGAAGTTAGTTATGAGTGTATGTGTTGGACATCTTTTACCGAACAATTAAATGCAGTAATAGAACAACTACAATATACATCATCATATTGGGGTGACAAAGAAAAGTTTAAATTTAGAACATCATTAGGTGAATTTAATATTATAAATGAAGTTGGTGAAGGAACTGAAAGAATTAATAGAATTGAATTTAGTTTATCGGTTAAAGCTTATTTACTTCCAGAAAAATTTGATGGAGAATCACCGATTAAAAAATCAATGTCTACAAAAAGAGTAGTGGTTTCAACCGAAACGGATGTGACTGGAAATGGCAGATTGGAAGGTATGTTAACTACACCATCACCATACTATGATAATAAAGATTTGATTGACTTTTTATCTTTAAATAATAGTAAAGTAGTTCAAGGTGGAGTTAACACTGCTACATTTACAGATATAAAATTAATAAAAGCACCAGCTGCATTGTCAACTGTAATTACAAGTGGACTAACAATTGGAGATAATTCATATGATATTAAAGTTTATATAAATGGTGTTAGATATTATTTTACAACACATTTTTCGGTAGCAATAACTTCAAACTCATTTACTATTAATTTTAACTCAACTAATTTAGGATTTAGTGTAACCAGTACCGATGAGATTACTATTACAGGTAAATTTATTGATATTGTATAATGAAAAGAAGTTTATTAGATATCACACAAAAAATCAGTAGAAAACCTGGTAAAGCAGTTTTAACTCCGAAAGATTTAACAAACGTAACTCATTTTATTTTTGAAGCTACGGGTTGGAGATTTGTTTCTATATTAAGAGAAATTGAATATAGAACTACACAAGATAGATTAAAGATTTATATTAATACACAAAGTATTAGTGCAAGAGATTATATAGTTGAAGAGAGTGGTAATGGTTTATTGATTAAATTTATAAAAAATAATTTTGAATTTAATTTAGATGATGATGATTATATTCAAATAGAAGGAGATATAGAACAATATGCTTAGACAATTTAATTCAAATAATAGAAAACTAAATAGAGTTGTAGCAAAGGTTAATGTAAATAATCTTACTAATACCGATTTGACTGGAAGTTTATTAAATATTGAAATTCCAACTAATACAAAATTTCAATCTAAAACTAAAACTAATCCAAATCCAATTAAATTAGTAAATAACAAAACAAAAATATCGGATTTTTATCAAGAGATATTAGAAAATAGTGCAAGATATAATCAAAGAATAATTGATGAATTTGACAACAATGCAAATACATTAACAATATACAATGTTACATTAGATTATGGAACAGAAGGAGCATCGCCTAATAATTTTGAAGTATTGGTTTATGGTTTACATATTCCAGGAAATTATAAAATTGAAGAAGTTGGAAATAATGTAGTAATAACATTGGGTGAAGTGTATATAGATTATGATAATGTATCTATTAATGATATTTATGTTATGGGAAAGTTGTTAGATATTCCAATTGCAACGGAGGATAATTTTAACATAATAACCGAAGATGGTTTGGATATAATAATATAATAAATGGCAAACGTAAGAAAACGAATATCAGAGTTAACGGAATTAACTTCCGCATCACTAAATACTACATTGGTTGGTGTTGATGGTGGTACAACTTATAAAATTGAGTTAGACACTCTTGCAGATGCCGTAACTGCTAGAGTAAACATATTAGATAGAGATAGATTATTATCTTTAGAAAGTGTAACATCTTCTTTTGAAATAAAAGGTAGAAGTGTAATAAGTTCATCTGCACAAATAACGACATTAGGATTTATTAGTTCTTCTACAACAATTCCAGCTGGAACTATATCTTCATCTGCACAAATTACATTATTTGGATTTGTTAGTAGTTCAATTGATATAACTTCTTTAAATTCATTCACATCTTCACAATCATCATTAAATACTGCATTTACAAATGGAATAAATGCGAGATTGCAAACATCTTCGTTTAACGAATATACCGCATCACAATCTACATCATCATTAGTGGATAGATTAAACACAATTGAGAGTGTAAGTGGTAGTTATGCAACAACTGGTTCTAATCAATTTAATGGTAACCAAACTATAACAGGCTCTCTTATTCACGGATTAGAGGGGAATATAGCAACCGGAGAACAATCACATGCTGAAGGAAGTGTTACTAAAGC